CTGGCCCACCTGCACGGCCTTGACCGGATCGAAAAACACGCGATGCACCTCAACGGGTGCGCCAAGCAGATGATAGGTGTTCAACAGGTTCAGAACCGTGGCCGGGATGCGCGAAAACCGGATCGTGTGCATGCGCACGTTTAGACCCACTTCGCCCCGGATCGGATCAAGCCCCAGCAGCGACCCGGCGGCGGCATAGCTGCGCACCTCTGCGCCCACCGTGAACTGGCGCACATCGAGGCCATTCCAGAACCCGGCCGCCTCGATCAGTCCCGTGTCGCGTCGCCGGGGCCGGACCCAGACCAGATGCCGGGTAATGACGCCGGTGAGGCTGGCCAGCATGTTTTCAGTGGCGGTGCCATAGTCGCGCATCTCAGACCCCCACGATCTGCACGAAGGAAAACTGCGCGCCTTCGGCCCTGCCTGAGCGATGCGCGCCGTAGGCCGGATTTGGTTCAAGTCGCGCCTTGATCACGGGCTTGATCAGCGTCACGGGGTCGCCGACGACAACGCCGGGCTGAATGGGCGGCGTCACCTGAAGCCAGTCGGTCGTGCCGAGCGGGCCCGACTGAATATCGCTCACAACCCGGTGCAGGGCGTAGCGGGTGGGACTGCTGCCATATTGCCAGCCAATGAAATCGCCACCGCGAAGCCAGTATTGGCCCGGCAGGCCTTGCAGCTTGACCATCCGCGCATCGCCCGCGTCGAGCTGCGCAATCGTCGGCGTGGCCGCGCCCAGGATCGTCCCGGCCGGATCATCCGCCGGGTGCGTCTTGACCGGATCATAAACGAGAAAGGATGCGCCCGGGGTGTTGAGCACGGACAAGAGCGCGTCGATCCGGGCCGCGTCCGAGCGGTTGTTGGTGGGGGGAAGAGAAAACGATCCGCGCCAGTTGCTCTCGCCTGTCTGGGCGGGGAGCGGCACACCGCCCGCCGTGCGGTCGATCTGCATGGGCGTGTTGATATAGAATTCCGAGACCGAGATATGCAATCGGGCCTGAAAATCCGCGAATGAAAGCGGGAATGCGAGCGGGTCTGCCATTAGCCGCGCCTCTTGGGGTCTTTGTTGATCCGGTCGACGGCCTGCGGCAGGCCGTCGCGCATGAATTGCTTTATGCCCATCTTCGTGACTTCAATCGCCATGTCGCGCGCGCGCTCTTCGATCACGGCGTGGAAAAGCTCGGATGGCTCGATGCGCAGGCGCGTGACGCCATTGCCCTGCGCGCCCGCACCGCCCGCCGCCGAGGCAGCACCCCCGGCCTGCGCGGCCAAGGGCAGGCCGCCCCCGGCGAAGCCTGGAATAATGGCCCCTGCGTTCATGGCTTCGAGCAGCGCGCGGTTGCGGGCTGTGGCCTCGGCCGTCATGATGAATTCCCCGGCGCTAACCAGAGCGGGGATCTTGTCACCCCGGCCCGTGCCCGCGCCCAAAAGAATGCCAGGGCGGGTGACAAGAGGGTCGCCACCGGTGGCGAAACCGGGCAGGGCGGCGGCGGGTAAGCCGCCGTTTGCGAAAGGCAGAGACGAGCCGCCGGAAAACAGACCAAAGAGACCGCCGAGCGCGCCGCCGCTGCCGCCGCCGAAGATCCCGCTCAGGAAGCCTCCGGCGCCGCTGCCGCCAAAGAGGCCCGAGAGGGGACCCGTGCCGAGGATCAGCGCTTCCTTGGCCGCGCGGATGATCATGTCGCCAATGCCTTCCCAGACATCCCGCAGGCTTTCGGCCTCGAGCAGTACGTCGTCGACGGAGCGGCCGAATTCCTCCTTGCGCTCCAAGGCCACGCGCTCGTTTTCATGGGCCGCGATAAGGGCCTCGATCTCTTCGCGCTGTTTTGGCGTTGCGGCGGTCAGGCGTTCGCGCAGGCGGATCAACTCACGCTGGACCGGGTCGCTCTCGCGCAGGGCCTCGATCTCGCGCCGCTTGCTCTCGATCAGCCGGTCGAGCGCCTGCTGTTCGCGCAGGGTCTCGTTGGTCGATCCGCCGCGCGCGCCACTGGTGGAGCGCGCGGGCCGGGCCAGTTCATTGAGGCGCGCGGTTTCCCGGGCCAGTTCGACCACGGCGTCCCGGCGCGCATTGAGGGCATCGACCGTTGCCAGATCACCGCTGGCCTCGCCCCTTATGACGGCGGTTTCCCGGTCGAACCGCGCCCCTGCCAAGGCCCCGGCGCGGCCCACTGGATCATCGCGGAACTCTGCCCGGATGCGGGCATTCTCCAGCCCGACCTCGCCTTGGGACTGCAGGTCGAACATCGCGTCGACGGCTCCGCGCACTTCGGCAGAAAGCCGTGCGGCCTCGTCGGCCGCCGCGCGGATACTGCCCGACATGTCGCTCGTGGCGATCTCGAATGCAGCTTGCGCCGCCTCGCGCATTTCTTGTTTCGTCGCCTCACTCGCATCTTTTGCCTCGATCTCTTCGAGCTTGGCATCGAGCGCAAACTGCGCGCGCAGGCGTGTCGCGGCCGCGCTGTCCGCTCCGAATTGGGCAATAGCTTGGGCGAGGGCGTTCTGCTCCTGCATTGTTGCCAACTCAGCGCGCGCGGCATCATCCGCTTTCGCACGTGCGAGGGCGGCCTCGGTGAGGAGCCTCAACCGCCTGACCAAGGTTTCGTCTTCTCGGCTTTGCGCCGGGTCTTGCTTTTGAAGCTCGGCGACCTCGGCCAACCGGGCGCGCATCTGATCCAGCGTCAGAAGCCGGGCTTCCTCCGTCTCGGAGATATCCCCCGCAGCCTTTGCGGCGGCGGTGTAGCTTAGAATGAGGGCCTCTATGGCCGCTTGCTGCTGATCAATTGTCCCGTCTGCGGCGTCCTGCAGCGCGATCAGGTCTTCCGCGACGGCTTCCGCAAGCCTGCGTTGCTCGTCAAATACGCCACGGTTTCTGATGATCCCGCCAAAGTCGAACTCGTCTTCGATGGCGCGACGGTTAAATCCGACGCCACGCGCGGGGTTTATGCCCGTCTCGTCGACAAAGGAGCCGATACTTGCTGCAGCCTCACGCTGCGCCGTTCGCTTTTCGGCCTCGACGATCCGGTCGAGGATGTCTTGCGCGCGCTCGACGAAGCCTTCGCCAAAGCGCTCGGCCAATTCGAGCCGCGTGGCCGAGGCCTCGGCGATCTTGTCCTTCAGGCTGTCGATCCGGCTCTCCAGCGCCTCGACCGTATCGGCAAAGCTTTCGCCTTCCTCCGAGGCAGAAGTGAACCAATTGACCACAGCGGCCGTCGCCGCCAGTGCGCCGATGGTGATCAGGTTGATCGGGCTCAGCATCGACAAGACAGCGCCGCGTAAGGCCCGGAACGCTCCCGCAGCCCCAAGCGGCCCGATTACTTGGGTGATTTGGGTGCCCTGCTGAATGGCGAGCTGAAACGGGTTTTGCCCGGCGGCCAGCATGGTGATCACGTCATTGCCCTGCGCCACCAGATTGCCCATCGACCCTGCGGCGAGCCGGTTGGCCGAGGCCACTTTCTGTGTCGCGGCCGCGTTCACCTCGGCGGCGGCGCTGGCCGTCGTGAGACCCGTGGCCGAGGTCCGGGCGGCAGTCCCAAGCTGGCCCACGCCGCGTGCGGCGGCCGCACCCTGCGTGCCGACGCCGCGAATGTCCTGGGCGGCCCCTTTGGCGGCGGTGCCGGTGGCCTGCAGCTCGGCCTTCGCCTGGTCGGCGTCCATGAGGATCTCGGCCCGTGCGACCAATGTCATGTCAGCTCTCCCGCATCGCGGCCACGGCCGCGCCTTCGATCACCTGCACCTCGGCCCAAAGTTGGGGCGTGACTTTGATCCCGCTCATGCGCAGGCCCGCCCGCGCGGCCGTGTAGTCAAGGCCCACCACGCGAAAACCCGCGAGCCCGGCCGAGACGGTGCGCCATTGATTGCAGACCGCGAGGAAGGCGCGCAGCGCCGGGACATTCTGCGGCCAGACACCGTTGCCCAGGCCGGACGGATCACGATTGAGCTGGCCCGGGTCGATCCCCCAGAAGGCCGCCTCGTCATCATGGTCGCGCCCCTCGTCATCCTCGATCAGGTCGCCGCGCGCCCATGCCCGCCCGGCCCATTTCAGTTTTTTACCCGTTTCCCCATCAGCGCCGCGTAATAGGCGTTGATCATCGCCACGCGGACATAGGCGAGGCCCACCAGCCGGTCGCGCAGGGCGTCGCTATAGGGCAGCTTTGCACCTTTCTCGTCCTCGACATCGTCAAAGCCCACCACGACCGCCGCCAGAAACTCCCGCTCGCCGCGCGAGGTGCGCATGTCGAAAGCCTCAATTTCGTCGTCGGGCAGCACGCGGAACGTGACCTGCATATCCTGCAGCTCGTGGCCGCCGTCGGAGGGCACCTTGATCTCGACGCGGTGGGTGAAGGTCGGAGTCTGGTCGATCTTGAACATGGGGGTGAACTCTCTTTCAAAGGGGCGTTGAAGGGGGCGTTGAACCGGCTCAGGTGAGGGTCATCACCCACTGGTCGGCGGCGGTGGCGGTGGTGGGCAGCGGCACAAGGCGCAGCGGCCATTCCTTGCGACCCTGTCCATCCTCGAGACCTTCAGGGCGCTGCATCTGCGCATTGGGGGCCGCGATGTTGACGATGTTACCGGCGGTCTTGCCGTGCTCGATCTCGACCGGCACCTTGGCTTGGGTCGCGGCCAGGACGAAGGGGTCGAACGTGGCCAGCGCCACGGCGCGCACCCGCGCCTCGATGGTGTTCTCGTGCCCGTCGAGGATCACTTCCTCCTCGCCGATCAGGAACTGCGCCTCGATGCGGTTGGCGAGGGTGAGCTTGAAGTTGCGCATCACAAGCGGGGTCGCATCAATCGTGAAGACAGGCGTGTTGGCATCCGAGGCCGCGAGCGGGTCGGGAATGCCCGAGAAATCCGGCGTGGGAATGGCCACGTCGGCCGGGGCCACGTAGAGGGCCGTGAACTCGAACTCGATATAGGGAATGCCCGAGGCCGAGACGTCAAAGGCGGCGGTGCCGCGCACGCCGATCATGGCATAGAGCGTGCCGCCGATATTGAGATGCAGCGTGACGCTCTCGAGGTTCGAATAGACCCGGTTGTAGACCACGGAGGTGGCCACGGTCACGGTCTCAGCACAGCCGCAGGCGCGCAGGAGACGGCCCCAGCGGGGCGCTGCCCCGGCGGTGCCGGAGCCTGCCAGCTCGACCTTGAAGGAGATCGTGCGGTGCAGATCGACCGGGATCGTGCCGGTGGGGCCGCCGTGCGGCGTGTCGAGATTGCGGTCGAGGTCCTGACCCTGCATGGGCGACAGGCGCACATCGGTGGCGAGGATCGCGTCGCCTCCCGTGGGGGCGGCGTCGGTGCCATAGGTGGTCTCGAGCTTCGCGAGCAGGACCTTGCGTCTCCAGAGCAGGCTCATTTGTCAGCGTCCTTCTTCTCGGGTTTCGGCGCGGTCTTGGGGGTGGTCCCTGCGGGTTTGAGCGCGCCCTTGTCGTCGCGGGTGTAGGACCCGCCGGAGGTGGGAAGATTGGTCATGTGAAGATCCTCAGTTGATCGTCGATGGAGAAATCGAGCTGATAGGAGAGGCGACCGGCCCCGCTCTCGATGAGCTGGCCGCGCTCGAACCTGTGCACGCCGACCTCGTCGCCCGGTGCCCAGCCCGCCACGGCGCGCACGACGCGCATGAGGAACTGGTCGATCTTGTCGAGGGCTGTGGCCCCGGTGCGGTCAAAGGACTGGACGAAGATCACCACGCTCGTGCGGAAGGTCAGCATCTGGCTGTAGACGCCGGAAGCGGCATCGGCGCGCCCGCCCTGCATGCCGGAGGGAAAGACGTAGGCCGCGACCGAGTGCGCGGGCAGCTTTTTCGAGCGGATCAGATCGACAAAGGCGCGCCCGCCGTCGACCCGGCCTGCAAGCTCGGGCACCTCAGCCTCGATCCGGGTGATCACATCGCCGATCATCAGATGAAGCCTTTCAGATTTTCACCGGTCATCGGGCGCGGCCGGTCCGTTACCCGGGCCTCACCCCCGCCGGACGATGCCGGCACAACACCGGCGGCGCTGAGCTGCACAGTACCGGCCGCGATATCCTTGAGGCTGGCCAAAGCCTGCTTGTAATCAGCCGTGATCTTGGCGTCGGGTTCATAGGTGTGCAGCTTGTAGATCGCGATGTCGCGGGCGATTGCGGCAACAAGCGGCTGCGCGTCTGAAAGCGGCAGGACGTAGCGCGCCTTGAGATAGCCGTCGATCAGCGCGTCGGTATCGGCCAGAGCAGAGGCCACCACATCCGCGTCGATCAGGCCTGTCGCGGCCTCGGCACGGTCGGTCAACGACACCAACATGGGCGTGCCGAAGCGGTCCGTCAGATCTTCAAGCGTTGTGTAGGGCACGTCTCAGCTCTCCTGTCCTTGCGGGTCCCGACGGCGGTTGGCCGCCGCCGGGGTGGCTCTGGCAGGCAGAGCGTGCGCGGGTCAGTCCTCGACCTGCGCCAAATGGTAGGCGCGGATCGTCAGCGTCTCGTCGCCGGTCAGCGCGGCAGCCTCTGCCTCGCTCAGATCGTCGGCGCGGATGATCTGTGGCTCGCGGGTGAAGCGCCGCCCGATCCGGCGGCGTCCCTGCGCGGGGCCGGTCACCTCGAGCACGAGCGGGCCGCTTTCGCTTTGGGTTTCCGGGGCCTGAGCGCCTTCCGCCGGTGACGGAGCGACGACGCCTTCGGCACTCTCCCCGGTGCCCGGTGTTTTCGCCTCGGCCTCAGCGATCTTTTTTGCCAGCGTCGCGTCCTTGATATTGGCCGGGTACTGGAGCCCGAGCGCCTGCGCCCGAGCCTCCATCTCTTCGCGGGTCTGCGGGGTGCCGGTCATTTCAGCGCCCCTTATGCCAGCCACGGCACGACAAGCAGCTCGGCCGTGTTGCGGTAGACGTTGGTCGCCCCGGCCGCGTCCCGCTCTGCGTTGAGCAGCTCGAGCGCCTGCCCCTCCAGTGCGGGCGGCACGACAAGGAGGTTGGGCGTGAGGCCCAGCGGGCGGCCGTGGTCGCCCTTCATGCCCATCAGTGCCTCGCGGGCGGTCTTGTAATGGGCCTTGTCGAGGGTCTGCTTGGAGCCCCATGCCATCTGCCAGAGGCCGTAACCCACATTCCAACGCGCGTCGGTGCCGTACTGGAATTCCTTCTTGGAGAACACCGCCGGGTCGGAGGCGTTGTCCATGGCGACAAACTCGGGGCGCTGGCGCTCCTGGAAGATGATCGGGCGGATGCGACGGCCCGACGCGATCAGGAACCACGGTGTGCCAGAGCCGCCGTCGGTATTGGCGACCGAAACTTCCTTGCCATCTTTGTCGAGGACCGGGTGGTCCGTGTCGAAGAAGTTCTGGCCGTCGTAGCAAGTGTTGACGAAGCCAGCCTTGAGCGCCTCGAAAACCAGCATGTCCGGCTTGGCGGCGACGCTGTCGCCAAATTCCTGCATGATGGGCGCGTAGACGCCGAGATTGTCGTCAAGAATGTCGTTGCGGTCGACGCCGACCGTCAGTTCGTAATCCTTGTTGACGATGGTGTAGCTGTGCTCGGCCAGTCCATGCACGACGCGGTCGCCCATCCATTCGCGCATGTTCGGCAGCTTGCCCAGCCAGCCGTAGGTATTGGAGCGGGTGGTCGAGGGCACGGTGGTGGCAACCCGGTCCCGCTGGGTCGGAGCCTGTTCGAGGGCGCCCATGAACTCGCGCCGGAACCCGGTGCGCAGCGCATTCAGCGTGGCGGTGTTGATAATCATCTCAGTGTCTCCTGTCAGGCTGCGGCAGCACGGGTGAGGGCTTCGTCGAAGCGAACCCAGACCCCGAGTTCGTCGACGTGATCCACCACCCCGGCGGGGGAGCGGGTGTTGGTGGCGGACGTCTTGGCGACGGTCTGGTCATCGACCGCGAAACACACCTTGCCCAGGTCGGCCTCGGTGATTTCATCTGCAGCGGCCGAATTCTCGTACCGGAAGATGCCCGGCTCGAACTCGACCCGGACGTCGCCATTCGCCCCGGCCGCGTTGTCGGCATATTCCTGCGCGCGGCCCACGCCGATGAGGCCGGTCGCGGTCTGGCCCTCGACAAGAAAGCCCGCGGCGTTGCGCATCAGCATCGCCCCGGCAAAGATCGTGGTCGCGGCGGCGACCAGCCCCACGCGGCGGGGACCCATCGACTGGGGGGTGTTGCGGCCTGCGGTCAGTGCGGTCATTGGGTCAGCTCCTTCTGCTCAGCGGCCAGTGCCTTGGCGAATTCCTCGGGCGTAATGCCCAGCTGCGCCGCGACCTCCGCCTGTTCGGCGTTGAGGGCCACGGAGCCGTCCTTTGAGGCGGGCGGCACGACATGCATGCCGGATGCCTCCAGCTTGGGCAGCCCGGCGATAAACGCCTCGGTGCCCTCGGGATCGCTCATGTGCATCGACACGATCCGCTCGCGCGACGTCGCATTGATGCCCGCGCGGCGCTCGGCCATGGCTGCGTCGACCACCGCTGCCGCGCGCTCGCGCTGGCGGTCGGTCTTGAGCGTCGTGAGTTCGCCCGTGACCTTGGTCAAATCAGCCTGCAAAGCGGTGATCAGATCGCCGTCCTGACCGGTGGTGGCACGCTCGCGCGCGGCATTGAGCACCGCATTGGCGTCGGCCCCCTCGGGCAGGCCAAGCGCCACGCCGATCTTGCCGATGGTTGCGCTCTGTGCGGCGGCAGTGGACATTGACGCGATCTTGGCGAGAACCGCCTCTTCATCTGCGCCCTCGGGAAGCCCAAGCGCTTTTGCCAGTCGTTGGATGAACGACATGTCAGTCTCCTCGTTGTTGAGCGCGACCAGGCCGCGCAGGTTCTGGCGATTGACGAGGCTGGCATTCAAAATGCTGGCCACGATTTTCTTGCCGCCGCGCTCGATGTAATTGAGCACCGGCGAAATCCGGCGATAGGCGCGCCCGCCCACAAGCTGGCGACCCTCTTCAGTCCATTTGACCCGGCCCCAGATACCGTCCGCGCGCGCCTGCATTTCAGTGATCCAGCCCACGGCGCGGGCATCGCCGCCTTTGGGGGCTGCAAGGAAAGAGGCGTGGTTGACGTCGATTTCCAGATCGCCGCGCTGTGACATGCTTTGCTCGATGACGGCCTGCATGTCGGCAATCTCGTAGGGACCGCGCCCGTCGAAGGTCTCAGCGCTCCCAACGGGCAGCAAATGCACCCACTCGGGGGCTTCGGTGCCGTCTGCCGCCACCATCTCGCGCGCCGCCATCATGACACGGTCGGATTGCACCTCTGGGGCAGACGCGGCAACCGCGTCGCGCAGGCTCTCAAAGGAGACGTCCAAGGCTTGCGCGAAACCGCGCAGCCGCTCTTCAGGCGGGGTTTCGATATCGCCGCGCAGGATTTGGCGCACCGTGCCGGTCTCAATACCGGCTGCAGCGGCCATTTTGGCAACGAGCGCCGCCTCTTCCTCGGAGGAAGATGCAAGGGCGCTGATGCGCGCGTTCAATAGGGAGGCCAGGGACTGTTTCATGTTGGCGATCATCGCCAACGCAGGGGTCCCGAAACACCCGCAACTGTTTGCGGGGCGGTGACGCTATGCCGCCGGGCCTCAGGTTGCCCGACGCCGCGCTGTCAGTCAACTACTGTCCGGCGGCGCTTTCCAGATACTCTTCGATGGTGGCGACGATGGCGTCGGTGTCCTCGTCGCCGACCCCGAGATAGGGACGTGCGGGAATGGCCCCCCACGGGATCGGCATGAAGAACTCCCGCCCGTTTTTGTCCAAACCGGTGCGCGCGCCGAACTCTCCGGCCTCAGCCCCGAACTGCATCACGGCGGCCTGAATAACGTTCGAGCCCCAAGCGACGCGGTCAGCGGAAGGCTCCGCGTTGATCGTGGTCGAGAGGGTCTTGGAAGGACCGATCAGGGGGCGGGTGGGCTGGCCGTCGCCCCGCCGCCGGTAGGCTTCGAGCGTGGCCGGGCTCTTGGGCGCCCATGGATTGCTATCCGGATCGGTGCCGTCCGTGAAGTTTTCCCGCGTGCTGTTGACCATCAGTTCGCCGATGTCCTGCATCAAAGGGGTCATGTCGGTCAGGGCTGCGGACACCCGGGCGAGCGCTTGGGTGATTTCCTCCTCATTGATTTTGACGGTGATCATGGCTATCTCCTTTCTTGCAGGCGTGACACGGTGATATTCTCGCGGCCGTAGCACGGGCACATGCCCGGAGCGCAATGCAGGGTTTCCGGATCATCCGGGCGCGAGGCCCTGCCGCCTGCCCCATTCCGGCCTCACTCAATCCCGCGTCGTTCAAACTGCCGTATCAGTCTCGCGCGCTCTGCGGGGTTGGCGCTGATGCGGCGGAAGCTGGTGACAAAAAGCCCTTCGCCGGACTGGGTTGCCTTGACCACGAGCAGATGCCCGTCCTCCGCCTCCCGGATGAAGATCATCGTGCGCGGCCCGTCCTTGATCCGCCGGGTTGCCCCGTCGACGGTGGCCTGTGCCAGGGCGTAATCCTGCGGCGTAAGCTCCGGGTGGCGTGCCAGCTGCTTGAGCGCCGTCTCGGCCGACAGATCGGCCACCTGGCGTGTTGCCCCAAGAGCTGCCGCATCCTCGGCCGTAAGGCGCACAAGCGGCCAGTTACCTCCGGGCGCGGCCAACCAGTCGGAAAAGGCCCGCAGGCCGAGCCAACTCTGAATGAGATCGACGGAAGGCGCGCGTGGCAGGAGGTCGAGCTTGTCGCGCAGCGCAAGCACATCCGCAACCGCCGTGGCCCCGGGCGTGTAATCCCAGCCCTTGTCGATCCCTTTTGGCGCGCCGGTGCGCGGGTCCCGCGACTGCCAGTCGTCGGGCAGGCGCTTGTCCGGATCGCCGCCAAGACGGCGCGCGCCAGCCTCGGTGCGCGCGCCGACCACGTAGCAACTGCAGCCCCAACCGTTGGGCGGGCCATGCGTGACCCAGAACGGATGATCCGGCGGCAAGACCAGCCCGTCCCAGCCCAGATGGATCACGCGCGGCTCAGACGATCCTCCGTGCCGATAGACCCAGAACGCAAAATTGCCCTCGATGAGCTGCGCCATGCGCCCGGCCGCGTAGCTGGTGGCGATGTTGGTGCGGTAGATCACCCGCGTGCGCCACGCCTCGCCGCGCGTGCTGCCTTCGCCGGTCCAGCCGTGCCAGCCGCGCCGGGTGACGGTGGCGCGAAAATCGCGCCGGAACTCCTCGAGCGAGGTGCCTTGTGAGATGGCCTTGTCGACGGCGGCCGCCAGATCGGCCAGCAGGTCCGCCTTTTGCGCGCCCGCCACCATAAAGGCGCGGTCGTGCTGGGCGCGGGTGATGTCATCCCACCGCTCTGTTGGCACGAGGTTTCCGAGGCGAAGGCGGAAGGCGGCGATCTGCTCCCGGAACGGACGCCGGAACGTGGTGCTGAGGTCAGCCACTGTCTTCCTCCAGCGCGGCCCGGCCTCCGGCATGGGCGGCGGTGAGCGCCGCTGCGATCACGTCGCGCAGCGCGGCATCGTCGAGGTCCGGAAACCCGGCCAGCAGCCGCTCGCGGAACTCGGCGAGGCTGGTTGACGTCTCCAGCATCGCCTCGATCTGTTCGAGCATGGCCAGCATCGGCGCGGAGGCCTCATTCGCCAGCCGATCCGCTGCATCGCCCAGAGGCCCTGAGAGGGCCGCTGAGTGCTCCTCCGCGTTGAGAGCCACTGTGCCCGCCGTGGACCCCAGAGGCCGTTTAATCGAGGCTAAAAACCGTTTAGTCAGCGAAGCCTGCATTGTGGGGTCGATCACAACACCCGCCGGAGGGGCAGAACCGCCCATCGGACGCAGAATTTGCGCCCCGGCCGCCGGTTTGCTCAGCCCGAAACGCGAGTAGACCTGGGCGGCGTCAACCTCAAGTCCCCGGTCGATCAGAGGTCCCACGGCGTCGGTGAACGCTTTGAGGTCCTCCTCCTCGGGCCTGCCGATCTTGAGACGCGGCGCGGGCGGCGCGTTCTCGCCGTATTGCAGCGCGTGCCAAGGCCGGATGAGCCACCGGTTGAGGATCGCCTGCAGCTGGCTGCAGTCGGCTTTCTCGATGTCCTCCTGCACCTCGCGGTGTTCCTTGCCGGACCCAAGCCCGCCCACCTGGGCGTCGGTGGTTGAGGTCTGGCCAAGGACCGCCTTGGAAATCTGCTTGTCGTACCAATCGGCTCGGCGCTCGTAATGGTCGGTGCTCGACCCGACATTGGCGCTCTCGACGAATTCGATCTCCATTTCTCGCGGGATGATCGCCGCGCAGTCGCCCGCGATATTGGCGACGGCAGCGAAAAGCGTGTCGCGGTCGCGCTCGCTGGCCCCGGTACCGTATTTGCCGACGCGGAGGGGCTGGCCGTAGGTTTGGGTGAATATCGCCCAGTCGCGCTCGGTGAACTTCTTGAACATGAAGGCCCAGACGGCGGCGCGCGCCAGACCCGACCGGATCGGCAAGCCGCTTTTGGCCTTCATGTTGGCAAAGATGTACTTGAAGCCCGGATAGGGCTCCTCTTGCCCTTGGTCGTTCAGCCGCACCGGCGTGCGATGATCGACCCGGTCAAACCGGAACCAGCGCGGGTCGCGCCACTCCAGACGCTCGGGCACCCAATCGCCCATCGACGTGTCCCAAATGATCTCGGTGTGGCTGTAGCCCTTGCCGACGGCGTCGAGAATATCGAACACTTCGTCGCGCAGCTCGTCGCGCTTGAGCCAGTCCTCGACCGCCTTGGCAGCGTCGAGGTCGAACTGGGTGTCGCCGCCCGGTTCCACCGTGATCTCGATCTGGCTGATAGAGCGTTTGCGTGTGCCCAGCACGCCCAGATAATGCAGGTCCTTTTCCTCGATCTCCTCGGCAAGCTCCAGATAACGCACCGGGTCGCCCAAGTCGGCCGCACGCAGGATGTTTGCAAGGCGCACCGGATCGAGACCCTGACTGGGGTATCCGCCCAGAGGCGAGCGCACCCCGCCGAAGGTGGGCGCGGAGATCTCGCGCTTAAGCTCTGCCCGCTGGACGGGCCGCCCGAACTGGTCGAGGATCTGGGGCAGTTTGGCCATGGTCGCTCCTATTTGGTGATGTGCCGGACCGCGCGCATGACGGCGTCCTCGACATGGGTGACCGCGAGGCTCAGATCGCGGGAGGCCAAGCGCTCGCCGTCGGGATCGGTGCCGCCGATTTCATGGCAGAGGCCGATAAACGTGGCACCCAGTTCCTTTACCGCGTCGACCCGGGCCTTCTCGGCTTCCGAAAGGACACGCCAAGTCTGCCGCGTGCTGTTGTTCGCCGCGCGTGTGTCGCTTGAACTGGGAAACGTTGCGCCCGCGCTGGTGTTCTCTTCTGGCATCACAAGCCTCCTCTGATCCGTGCCCCTGCCGGGGGCTGCCACCAACCGCGTCGCGGCCGGTCATCGTCGCTGTGATCGGGGCGGCGCTGCATGCGCCCTGTGGCCTCCGCAGGCTGATCCCGGCGCACGCCACGATATCCGTAGGCCTCGACCTCCTGACGGGTTGCATACCAGGCGAGCGCGCCTGCGATGGCGCTGTCGCCGTGCCGGTCGAGCCCGTCCGAGCCCTTGAAGCGGAAATTCTCGGGCACGCGGATGATGCCGTTTGTGTATTGCAGCGCTTGGTGGTCGCGCAGCACGTCCTCATGCGCGGGTAGAACGATG